TTGCCCTGGGGCTGCACATTGACCCCGATTGCCGGCGCAACATACATCGGAGTATCATACACGGCATTGGATTCCTGCGTATCTTCGGTGGTCATCACCGCAATATACAGGCTTTCTACGCCTACCTGTGAACTCATAGATTTCATTCCTCCTCAAGATAAAAATACCGCTGGATGCGGTTGTAATAACCAGTTCCCGAATCGTATATTCCGTCACGCTCATCACGCACGAGAAAGCCAGCAGCTTCCATGACCGCCTTCACGCTCACGGCAAGATCGAAATATTCGATACTGCTCCAAATATTTGCCTGAATGTAATACCCGCGTTCCAGCGGTCTATCGTCGCCATGCAGTTCCGGTGTAACCAAGGCTAGGATCCAGACAATGTACTGTACCGGTTTGACTTTTTCCTTGCATATACCAAAAAAAACGGGAACTCCGGCTGTCTCGAAAGTGGCTTGAATCGTTGCTTCAAGTGAACCCATATTTACTCAACCACCTTTTGAATACCTGCCCCATTATCTTGGTAGACTTCGCCTTGTTTTTCTCATATGCCGGCCATATAAATGGCTTTGCCTGTGAATGCTGGGTGCCGAATTCGACCATCACAACATAAAAAGCTTCCGGATGCTCCTGTGTATCTACGCCGATTGTCTTGTAAAAGCTTCCTATTCCGTCACTCTGAGTCGAATGTGCCTCAATAGCATCCCGGAGAGCCCCAGTACGAAAAGGAACCATTTCACGCATGTCCTGCACCATTGGTTCGGCAGCCGCATCCAAAGCTTCCAGCACAGCTTCATCAAAGTGATCTCCCAGCTTGGCGAGTTCGTCTGAAAACCAGCTGAATCCTTGCAGATCCCATTTGATCTTGGTTCCGCTCATGGCTCACCCCCCGGTAAAGCGCCGAACTTCCAATTCCAGCTGCATGTGCCGATTTTCGACATCATCTACGTTCACAATATCAAACACCGCACCATCATCACGCACAACTCGACAGGTCGCATCCACCCCAGAGATGTACCACATCCGAACCGATGCGGGCTCCCTGGCATGCACATACTCTTGCCTCCAGCTCTCTACACCATATTTGTTTCTCCATTCACAAGGCAAATCATCATCGATCAAATCCGCCCATCCCTCTGTGGAAAAGCCGGATTCGGATATTGATACAGTCTTAGTTTGGATCCTGATGGTGGTGGTCATATCACCGAATTTAAGCATCCTCATCATCCTCCGGCGCAGGCTGACTCACAAATGAAAGTTGGGCAAGGAGGGTGTGGAAAGCCGGTGAAAACTTGGCCGCACCACCCTCCAATGACCACATGTCTATAACCCCCATAGCAATGACGCCAACCGCCATGTCGCTGTCTATCACTGCATCAGAAACCCCGGCATTTTGCATGTATCCCTTTACAATGGCTGCCTTTTGGGTAATGCGATCATCAAAAGCAGTCACTGCGCCGGCTATGCCAAGCGCCTTTTTGCATTCAGCAACCAGGTCGACGCCAGCCATGTTGGTTCACCTCATTCCCTAATCAGGTAGTAGTCCACATCAGCGCTGTTTAGGGCGCTGTTTAGGTCTATGGTATTCTTCTCGATCTCATCATCGTCCACAGTGACGGTCGGGGCCGTTGCTTCTTTGGTACCACCCAGGAACGCTGCCAGCACTGAATTGAAAGACAGCTTGAACGGAATCCCCAACTTGTCGCCCCATCCGGCGCTGACTTTGTCATACGGTACTCCGGCAGTCGTATTGCCCGATGCTCCAAATGTCACAGAAGTTGAGTCTGCATTTTGCAGGGCAATGGCCAGGGTGGAATCATTCGCCGCAGGCGCCAGAGCCGTCAAGACTATATTTGCACCCGTGCCACCGATATCGTACACAGCAGTAATAGCCGCATTAGCTCCCAATGCCAGCCTAACTTTTTGCGCCACTGTTTCAACAATATCGCCATTTTCTACGGCTACGTTGACGTCAACTGGACTCCCGGCAACACCCGCAGCAGTGATTCTCACAACCAGTGTGCCACCCGCTCCTGCGGCATGCGTAACTTCAGCTGTTTCAACCTGCGCTGTCGGTATATGCGTCTGCGCGGGCAGCGTGATGGACGTGATCCGCTTAAACGCCTTACTGCCATGCACCGTACTTGTTCCGTTCAGGGCAATGGTTTCCGTAATCTCCGCGTCAAGATAGTTGGTCCCACTGATCGCAACGTTCCCTGAAATCCCAGACACGTTCCCCGCAATGGACAACGCCCTTGGGGTCGCGGGGCTTACGATCCCCGCTGTAATCTCATGCTCAGCATCGGTCAGGTTGGTCAACGCCAGCACGCCGGCGCCTGCGGCCGCTACGGCAACCGCTGCCGGGACGTTAACTCGGCTTATAAAACCCTGCACAACATTCAATCCGGGCACGCCGGTCCGGATCCGCTGGTTGCGAGGATTAAATGCAGATCTTCCCATTTAATCGCCTCCTAAATTAACGGACGGGCGGTCTTTCGACCTGCCCGCCCTCATTGATCAATACCGGATCGACCGGCTATCGGATGGATGGATTACGGAGCCACCTTCTTGATGCGCGTGAACCCGTTGTATACGCCGACGTTTCCGCCAGCCCATACGGAACCTCTGTATGCAACCTGTCCGGTCCGGAACTTGTAATCCCGGGACTCTTCGATCTCGATCTGGCTGAAAACCGGCATAATGTAATTCAACGGATAGCCATAGGCCATCACGTAATCACCAACGCTGGCAGTTTCAAATCCAGGGCACGCGGAGTTGATGATATACCGCACAGAGAACGAACCGTCCGAAGAGATCGTACCGGTGTTGCCATTGGTAACGATCTTGTACAGCTTCTTGCCATCGGTACCGCGGATAGCCGCGAATGCCGCCAGATCAGCTTTGGACAGAATCAGTGTGGCAACATCCTCCACATCCTCATCCCCGCCAAACCCGAACACGATGGAATCCAGGGTGTCTTCATCGATCTCGCTGATCTCCAGATTCTTCGCGGTAGGCATGACGTTCGTCGGAGCATTGAAAATTCCGGTAAACACGTTTGCTCCGCCAGCGCCGGATACGATGGCTTTGGAGATCGTCTTGCGGAGCGCGATGGCAATGTTCTTCTGAACATACGCCTGGTAGTTGACATTGGTGAGCTTCCGGGCTTCGTCAGTGATCTCTGCATACGCGGTGATCTTGGACTTCACGATATCTACATAGCTGAAGGTGGGATCCGTTTCGGTGTAGTTCCCCGTCTCCGTAGTGACAGCGCCTTCGCCATATCCGACAACGAATCCGTGCTTATAAGATTCGCCGCCCATCAGGGGAATGGCATTGACCACATCGATCATAGAGGAAACCTGACCAAAGGATTCTGCCAAGCTGTTGCCGTATCTTGTCGGAGATACCAGGGTAGCTCCACCAACGGTGGTGGCCCTTCTCTCCGGCAGCAGCATGAATGGGTCGCACCGGATCAGCTTACCGGCCTTCAGGTCGGCGCCGCGCTGTTCGGACTCCTTGTCCATATCCTCAGGAGCATTGTCCCTGGCACTCCTTGCCCCATACGAGGCCAGGATGGCGGGAGCACCTACCGGAGCAGATCCCCTGGTCTGGGGCTCTTCCATGTCTTCTGTGCTTCTTGCTTCCGGCCTCTGTGCGGGAGCTGCGGGTGCAGCCGGGGTTTCGTCCGGCATGCTGGCGATGACAGAGCGAAGCTCAGCGATCTCGCTGTTGATCTGCTCCATTTCAGAAGCAATGCCCCTGAGTTCTTTCACATCCTCGGATGCGTTGGCTTTCGTGCTAATTTCTGACTTCCTGGCTTCCTTTTTCGCCAGGAGTTCCATGAGTTTTTTCTTCATGGTATGATTCACCCTTTCTCCAAAATATTGATCTTGCATTTGAGTATTTCAAGCTCCCTGGAGTTGTCCAACTCCTGCGATCTGGCATTATCCAATGCCGCCTTGGCGTTATCCAACGCCGATTGATCACGAGCGCTTATATCAGTTTGATCATAGGCCGGAAAGTTGACCGGGCCCAATTCAAAAACCTTCCGGATCTTGGTGATGTGCCGTGTGGGCATGCCTGTGTCCAGATCCGTCCACTTAGCTTCTGCAATAGTGAACATAAAAGACATTCCCGTCATGTCCCCGCGCTTCACGCTGCTGTACAGGCTCCTTGCCTCGGCATTGCCTTCTATGTCCAGCTGGGACTTCATAAACAGGCCTTTTTCATCCACAGAGAGCTGCATTGTGGAGTTGCCGTTGTTGCGCCGGGATCTGGCAAGGGGAATCTTCCGAATATCATGGTTGACGCAGAACAAAACATCATCCAGGTCCGCGCCATCGAATGCCCCGCGCTCAATGATTTCATAGAAGTAGTCATACATGTTGATTTTTTGATCATACACGGCAGCATGACCCTCAACTGTACTGCTCTCATCTGCAGTCCGAAAATCCGGTACACCATAGCTGCGGACAATTTTGTCGCTGTTATTTGGTAGGTTTTTTTTCATCAGGATCCTCCTTCAATCCAGCCTTCTTCATCTGGTAATCATTCGCAAGACTGGCGTCAATGTAATTCAAGCTCATCACACGCACATTCCCGCCCTCATATGGCGGGTATCCAAACAACTCCAACAGCTGGTTATTGGTCAACGCTCCACGACCGCCCAGAATGTCCGATACCGCGATTTTGTTCTTTGTGTTGGTGAAAAGGAGCTTCTGCGGGTAGAACACAATCTCGTTCCCTACATCAATCTCACGCTGTGTGAATATGCACTTTGAAAACGCTTGTCCCAGGCTGGTCAGCAGGGGCTCCAACGTTTTTTCGTAAAATGCCTGGTATTGATCATCAGTAAAGTCTCCACTGAAGATCGGAAGGGAAACTCCATACCAGCTTAAGACCTTCGACTGGATAAACAGCATTGTGTCCTTATCAATAAGCTTGGGATCCGGCTTGATATCAACATATTCGCTTTTCAGGTCCACCGGCATAATCCCGGATGTTCCTGTTTCTAGCGCTGACTCAAACTTGGTTCGCTCTGAAGCTAGTTTTGCATCGTCCAGCATGGTGTTTATTTTAAGAATTCCGCGGATCGCCAGGCTGGTACGGACGGCTTTGTCCAGCCCGGCAATAATGGTATCGTTCGTCTCCAGGACTTTTAGCAGTGCTGCGTTATCTGGCTGGCCATTGTATCCCCCGCCCATGATGTCGGACACACTGAATTTCTTCCGGAGATGAATTACATCACTATACGGGAGGATGAATGATTCCGACATCTGGAAGGTGAATTTCACAAACAGCCGGCCGGTATTATCCTGAATGAAGTCTACCTGTGTTGGATTTAACGGCCAGTATGCCGTAGGCTCCGAAGTCACCCTCCCGTCCTGACCGGTCTGTTCTTCAAACATCGGGTAAATAAAGCAGTTATAATTCAAATACAGCTGCCAAATTACCTTTTCGATGAAATCCTTTGTTGTCATCAGCGGGTTGGGGGCAAACTTAAACAACCTGTTAAAATTGCTTTTCACATCTACATGAAGGCCTTCGGAATCCACCCTGATATGCTTTGGTTGAAGCTTACTGCATTCAGTAGCAATGATGTCCACACAGATTTGAACTATATCGGAAGCATAAATGTCAGTCCCAAACTGAGAGAATACCGGAACCATGTTGTTGAGGAACTTGGCATATGTCTTTGTGGTGTCCGATGTTTTGAAAATATTCTTGAACACATCCTTGAGCGCCATTTGATCACCTCACTAATTCCAGGTATTCTGTCCGGTACCGAGTGTAAATCACATACAGGATAATCAGGGTCACTGCCCCGTCAATCCGGCGGTTCTTACTGTCGTTGATTTTGACCGGCCCAATCCGGCCTAGATTGTCTATCTTGATAGCCGTGTTCCCAAGGCACCATTTATCAATTGGGTTGTTGTTATAATTTATGAATTGGCTTTTAAGGTCAGCCTCTACCAGTTTCATAGGCTGGGAAAGCGTGGGGATATCCATGGTTACACGCTCCGTGTCATAACCATAATCCTCCATCTCTTTAATCCAGTACTTTGCATTCCAGTTGTCATACCCCGTACGGTAAACGCGAATCCCGTATTGCTTATACAGACTGACAAACCATGCAGTAATCCGGCTGTAATCATTCTCATTCCCCGGGCTGATCCGGACCAGGTCCTGCTTGGCCCATTCTAAGTAATTCTTTTTATCATCGGTCGTGCCTTGCTCCACCTTGGCCTCCGGTATAAAGTACTTGGTCAAAATGTATTTTGTATTTTCGCCTTTCTTCATGATCAGGACTTTGGCATTGGTTAAGTCGGTGGTTTCTGACAGATCGACTGCGCCCAAGCCCACGCAACCTCGGAATGATTCCATGTCATAGGTATCCAGGTTGATGTATTCATTCTCTGTCAGCCAGGCGGTGGCTTCGTTCTGCTTGATATTAAAATCCTTCGCCAACATGAATGTGCGCTCTGCCTTGTCATGCTGGGCAAGCCGCATCTGATCCCGAATATAGCTGTACTTTTTAATCGGGCCAAGACTTGGATTGGACTTTTGCCAGGAACATTCATCCTGCCAGATTTCGTTTTCACTGTCCTGAGTATAGAGCCAAGGCAACCACGTTGGATCATCAATGTCACCGGCGATTATACCCCGTGCATATTTCAATACGGCATCCAGGTACCCATCATTCACGAATCCTTCCGTGGTGATCACCATCATGATGGGTTCATCTTTAGTAGACTGTGACTGCTCAATCGACTTTGCAATAACATTGTCCGTCATTTCATGGGCTTCATCCAAAATACCCATATCAATGTTCCGGCCTTCTTTATTCCGGGTCCGGTCAGACAGCTTCTTAATTGTCGACTTGTTCCTTAGGTTAAATATGCCCTTAAGGTTCTTGTGGCTGCGCTTTTCTAATGATTTAGACCACTCTCGCATGGAGTTGATCTCATCAAATATAATGTTTGCTTGGGCATCGTCGTTTGAACTGCAGACAATATCAACTCCGCCTTTTCCACAGAAGAACTCCGACAAGGAGAGGGCAGCAACGAATGTCGACTTCCCATTCTTCCGGGCGATCAGAAGGATTGCTTTCTTAAACCTTCGAAGCCCCGTTTCCTTCCACC